CTTGGTCTGACTGGCATTGTCCTTGAGAGCAAAAGCGGATTCATCCGATTGGGCTTCGGGGTAGAACACGGAGTTGCCGAAGGTCAGACTGTTTATGTTGAGGGCGCAACTACAAGTCCGAGCGGTTCAATGATGGAGAACCTCGTGAACAATAAGTTCACAGGCTCAGCCGTCACCGCTAAGAACCCAACGAACAAGGTGCTAAGCACGACGAGCCTATGGCTGCGCCTCGCTGCAACTCCAGACGTGCGAAGGACTGTCAATGCTTCGCAGGCATACCTGCTCGGCGCGAGCAGGGGAGTCATCACCATCACGCCAGACGCAATGCCAGACCAGGGCAGCATTGGCATCAACTCTGGCGAAACAGAGTCAGCCGCAGTCGCCAAGATGCTCGGCGTGGTCAAGGCGAACAAGGCACGCGACTACGCGGTGAACCGAATCGTGAACACGGCGAACACGAGCAAACTCTCGCCAACGACGAACACCAATCAGGGGGGCATCACGCTCCCAGCGGGAACGCTGCGCTCGGCGCTCGATGCAATCGTTGAGGCGTACAGCGGACAGGACTTGAAGGAACGCCGCTACTTCGTAGACGCGGCTGGGCGCCTGAACTACAACCTGATTGACACAGCCTCGGTGCCGACCTACGCCACTGCTCCGTACAAGCTCATCACGACTGGTACGCAGAACCCGAACACGACCACTGCGGCCGCAACCATCATTCCTCACGAACTGGCGCTGGATTGGGACTACAACACGACAAAGGAGGCGCTCGTCCTGACGGCGACGCTTGACGCCAAGACGAGCAAGGTCAGTCCAGTGCAGCGCGTCACGAACTATACGAACAGTGGCTACACGGTGCGACCAGGCTCGCCAACCTTTGACGACATCATTGAGGCACCGACCAGCACGCAGGACGCTGGCGCAGAGATTGACCGCATCTCGCGTGCGTTCTTTCTTGAGCGCCACAAGCCGCTGCTCTCAGGCTCCTTCACGCTGCGCGGAAGTGGCACGCAGTCCTTCAACCAGTACGGCTTCAACAGCGGATACGCGCAGACAGGCGTCTCGACCTTCGCTCTGGTGGAGGGGTGGAGACCAGGGCAGTTCGTGGACATCACCTGCGCCGAACTCGCCTTGAGCGGCCTCTATCGAGTCGAGCAGGTGGACTGGGCGCTGGAGCCAGGCTCGTTCACTTCGGTTGTTAGAATCACCTTCAACCGCAAGCCACCAAGCACGCTGACGCGGATGCTCAACGCAGGAGGCGCAGAATAATGGCAACACGCTACGGCTCTGACCGGTCCTTCCTCTCAACGAATACTGGCGGCGTGTACGACACCGACGGCAACGAAGTCATCAGCAGCTCCAACCAGTTCGGCTCCTTCCCGCTCGGACCTGCGGCACTCGCGCAGACGCTCTTCAGCGTTCCCAACGGAACCTTCAACCTGCTGCCGCCTGTTCTTGATGACCCTATCGGGCCGTCTAACCCTCTGCCGTACTGGGACATCCCATTCGACAACTCTGAGAACTTGATGAGCAGTTCGGTCATCTTTGATACGACGACGAACACCTACGCGCTCAGGCTCACGCCAGGCTCCGCATTGAGCGGCGACACCTACGAAATCACCACGCGCTCTGCCGTCATCTCGGACGACAACCTCGCGCTGCGCCAGAAGGCCATCGCAACGCTGGAGAAGGTCGGCACTTATGCCGGCACAACGCAGGTCAATCTCAGCCTGAGCGCGACCTACTACGACGCGCTCGGCTCGGCAATCAGCACGCAGGCAATCGGCACCGTCTTTGACAACGGCACGATTAGCAGCATCACTGGCTTCACCACCGCTGGAACGGCGGCGGTTGGCATCTCAGCCTCCTATGTGGACTTGACCTTCACGATGACGGCAACTGCCAATGTGACCAGCGGCATCTCCTTTGACATCAACACCATCCTGCTTCAGACCTCGCAGGGCGGCGGAGGTGGTGGGCAAGCATCCTTTGTTCTCACGGAATCATTCCAATCATCTGGTGACTTCGTTGTTCCAACTGGCGTTGAATATCTCCTTGCAGTCTTTGCCATCAGCGGCGGAGGGGGCGGTGGAGGCGGCGGCGCGATTTCGTGGAATACAACCTCTCGCACTACTCGTGGAGGCGGTGGTGGCGGTGGTGGACGGAGCGCACTTGTTCAGAATCTTTATATCGGCGATGCAGGCGGGACAATCAGCGTTGGTATCGGGGCGGGTGGCGCAGGCGGAACCGCGGCAAGTTTTAGCAAGACTTCGGGGAACTTGACCCAATACTTTGTTACTGGAGGAAATGGGTCAAGCGGCGGCGCGACGACTTTTGGTTCATATCTTTCGCTCAATGGTGGAAACCCAGGAACAGCAGGAGGAACCGCAAATACTACTGGTTCGGGCGGAACTACGGCGACTACATCCATCGGAGTCTACCGCGGACTCGGCGCGACAGGTGGCGCGGGCGGCTCAAACGGAGGCAACGCACCATCAGGCGGTCAGTCTGGAGCGGCCAATATTCCGTGGGGAGCAGAATCTTCTGTTTCGTTAGGGTCAAACGGCGGAAGCGCCTCTTTCGCTGGAACCGCTGGTGGGACGCAAGTTCTCGTTACGCCTGGAACTGCATCGGCTACGGTTGGGATTCAGGGCGGCGGCGGGGCAGGAGGGGAACCTGGGGCTATTGCGGGAACCGCTGGCAACGGGGTAGCGGCTGGCGCTGGCGGTGGCGGCGGTGCATATTGGGCTTGGAATAATGCGACGTCTGGTACCAAAACAGTCCTCGGCGGAGTAGGTGGAACAGGCGGCGCGAATAGCGGAGGGGGCGGCGGCGGCGGGGGCGGCGTGCGCTATCAGGATGAACAGTCAAGTTATAACAACTACGCCGTCGCAGGTACTGCTGGAGCAGGCGGCGCAGGCGGGTCTGGCCTTGTCGTAGTTGTCTACATCGGATAAGGAGCCTCAATGCGATACGTCTTTCTGAATCAGGACAGCATCGTGGTCAATGTGATTGTGGGGGAACTCACGCCAGAGCAACTTGGCGGCTTCCTTGATGATTACGCCAAGCTCTTTGGTGCTACGCAGGTCATCCCTGTGGACGCTGAGCAGGCGGTGTGGATTGGCGGCTCGTATACTGACGGCACGTTCCAGGCTCCTCCTGAGCCTGAGCCAGCGCCAGAACCTGCTCCTGAGATTATCGAGGGAGTAGTTGAGGTTCTGCCTGAGCCGCAGCCGGAGCCTGAAATCTAATGCCAGTCAGAAGCCAGAACAACGAGATTCTTGTCCGTCTTGACCGCATTGAGAAGGACCTCGGCACCATCAAGATGGAACTGGCTGAGACTCGCGGCGCCTTCAGGCTCGCCAAGTTCATCATCGCGCTGCTAGGAGTCTCTGGTCTAGGCGGTCTGCTCGCCTGGCTGCAAGGTCAGCGATGAGCCTCATCGTTCGCTCGCAGCTCGGACTCGCCGAGCGTCTCGGCGTCAAGGCGATGGATGACTGCGGCCCTGCAAGCCTCGCCACCTGCGCGACGTGGCTCGGAGTCCCAACCACCACGAAGCAGGCGCACAAGGCGTGCGCTGAGGCTGGGCGCGTGGACACGCCGACCGGCGCAGAGGGTACGAGCGCAAAGGAACTGGCAAAGGCAGGGAAGATTCTCGGCTTGAACGCTCGCGTGGCGTACGACTGGAGCGAGGTCAGCAACCAAGTCAAGAACGGCGCTGCGCTCATCCTGAACATCCAAGCCAGCCAGAAGAGCGTGCCTGACAATCTGCGCTCCAAGTGGCAGCGTGATTACTGGAAGAAGCAGCCACTCGCCACCTACGGCCACTACGTCGTGCTGGTCTGGGAGAACGGCGGCTGGGTCTATGCTTGTCCAACGATGCAGGAGGGGAAGCCTGGAAGGGCAGCCACCCCCGCTGAAGTGAAGACCCTCCGAGACTCGAAGGGCGAGGCTGGGTTCCCGACCCCGCCTGCAATGATTCTGATTCACCGAAAGTAGGAGACAGATGGACCCAATCGTGAACGACCTCATCAACGCGCTCATCGTGGGACTCGTGCCGGTGGCTATCGGCGCGCTCGGCTACCTCGCCAAGCAGGTCATCAACCTGATTCAAGCGAACGTCAGCAAGGAGCAGTACGCGATGCTGGAGAAGATTGCCTCGGCAACCGTGGCGAGCATCAACCAGACGCTGAGCAGCAAGGCTGGCGAAGAGAAGAAGCAGGCTGCGCTTGCGCTCGTGCGAAGCGAGTGCGCCAAGCGTGGCATCAAGTTGGACGAAGAGGCCATCGGCAACGCCGTAGAAGCCGCCGTGTACCGCGCCAAGTTGGGGGCTTGACAAAAGACTGAGACAACTTCACTCTGGCTGCGTGGCGTGTAGCTGCGCCACTGAAGGGGAGGAACATGGCAAAAGTCAGAAGGGGTCCGCGCTGCGCGATGTTCGCGCCTCCGCTACCTGCGGAGGACCTTGAGCAGCTTCGGGCTGCTTTGAAGGCGCCTGAGGTCGCGACGTCGTCAATCTGGCGATGGCTCGACAAGAAGCAGGTTGATGTAGGCATTGAGACCGTGAAGCGGCACCGCAGGGGCGAGTGCTATTGCAGGAGGGAATCATGAGCGACTTCAAGGAGTTCAACGAACAGGACGAACTCACCGAACTCAAGGCAGCGCACAATCGGGCGCTGAGAACACTCGCCAAGAAGGACCGACAGACGCAGGAACTGGTCGAGGCGGTCTATCGGGCGGCAAAGGATGCGGCGGTCGGGATGAAGATTCCAGCCGTGCCAGCGCCTAAGCCGGACAAGCGCAAGGGGAAGCGCGAGGTTGCCGTGGTGCAACTGAGCGACTGGCAGTTGGGCAAAAAGAGCGCCGACTACGACATTGACGTGGCGCAGAAGCGCATCGAGCTGCTGGCTCAGAAGGTCAAGCGGGTCGTGGAGATTCAGCGGCTGGACCACCCTGTGGACACGGTGAAGATTCTGCTCACTGGCGACCTCGTGGAGTCAGACGGCAACATCTTCCCAGGACAAGCCTACGAGGTTGAGGCTGGCGGTCTGTATGTCCAAATTTTCAAGGGAGCCGAGATGCTCGCGCAGTTCGTGCGAGCGATGGCCGCGCTCTTCCCAGAGGTGGAGGTCTACGGCGCCATCGGCAACCACGGCAGACTGGGACGCTACTCGGACCACAGCCCAGAGAGCAACAGCGACGCGATTCTCTACAACATCGCGCGGCAGCTCGTGGCGAGCGAGAAGCGCGTGCAGTGGAAGGAGAGCATGACCCTCGGTGGTCGGCACTGGTACGACACGCTGGAACTACCAGGTGGCAAAATCGGCATGATTGTCCACGGCGACCAGTTCCGAGGTGGGCTTGGCATGCCGTGGTACGGCGTGGCAAAGAAGGCGAGCGGCTGGCGCTTGAGCGTCGCGCCGTTCGACTATCTCTGGTTCGGACACTGGCACCAGCCAGCGCGTCTCGTGTTGGCTGACGGCAAAATCACGACGTGGTGCAGCCCAAGCCTTGAGTCAAGCAACCGCTTCGCTCAGGAGGTCGTCGGCGCGTCCGGCGAGCCAGGGCAGTGGCTCCAGTTCTTTGATGCTGAAGGAGAAGTCTCAGCGGAGTACCTCGTCAGGCTCCGCTAGTGCCATTCCTGTCGGGGCCTCCTGCTCCTACTCCAGACATGTTTGGGAGCTGCACGGTGTGCGGCGAGACCAAGAAAAGGGTCTGGAAGTTTGCCGAGCAGGAGGTCTCCCTGACAGCCGATTATTCAGCGGTCCTGTCCTATGCTATCTGCCGAGCGTGCCTGGAGGTGGTCTGGGACGTGCTTGAGGACGATGACTACGGCGACCCTCGGGACGCCGACCCCCCTGGCTGACCTCCTCCAGCCAGGGGGACTACCCTCCCAAAAATAGGGGCTTGACAAGCCGTGACGTCACGCCTTACCATCGTGACATCGGGAGGAACCCAGCCAGACGGCAGGGCCGATAAGTAGGAGGAACAGATGACAAAGGCAGAACTCAAGAAGCTACAGGTCTCATGCTCCAAGTGCGGCAACCGAGAGAAGGTCACCGCGATGCGCTCGTGCCATCAGGAGTGCTTCTCGTTCTATTGCGAGAAGTGCTTCGCGCATGACTACACCTCCACCGGTGTCGCTGGCGTTCCAGCCCTCGACATCCTCGCAGTGGAGATGCGCTGATGAGCCAGACACACGGCTGGGTCAATCGCAGCGAGCGCAAGGGTCACGCGACCTTCGTGGTTGGCGACCCTAACTCGACCGAACTCCCATCGCTCATCTTTGAGCTGGGCGTTCGCCCGAAGCGCAACGAGAAGCCAGTTGCAGAACACGCGCCAATCGCGTGGAGCGAGATTGCTCGCATCGCAGCCGGCGAGACAACCCTTGAGCAGTTGAAGGAGGCAGCAAAGTGAAGACCCTCATCTTGGACTCACTCGCAGTCGCAACGTTCATTGCAGCGATGGTGCTGCTCTTGGCACTTGGGAGCATGTCATGAGGCTCAACCGAAAGACGCAGCCACTGGTCTATACGCGAGTGGCAATCCGCACCACGATTCTGGACGAGCAGAAGAGGCGCGTGGAGTTGATGCGATTCATCGCGCAGCTCTGCTTCGCCTTCGCTGGTCTCATCTTCGTAGCGGCGGCAATCGGCTGATGCCTGTCTACGAGTACCGCTGCGGCGACTGCGGACACCGAGAGGAACACACGCACTCGATTCAGAACGTCTACAACCCGCGCTGCGAGAAGTGCGGCCGCTGGATGCGGATGGTCTACTCACCGGCAGCGGTGGTCTACAAGGGCGAAGGCTTCGCCAAGAAGGACAGAGCAAAGAAGGAGCACAAGTGATGGTCAAGTGGAGATGCCTGATGTGCGACGCGAAGCAGCAGAGCGATGTCAAGCCACAACTCGGTCAGCGACTATGCAAGCAGTGCATGGTTGGTCACTACGAGCGGCTGGTCGCAATCTACAAGCCAGGAGGCGGATTCAGATTCGAGGAGGCGAAGCTGCATCTCAAGGCAGCAAAGGCTGAACTCAAGGCAGCAAAGAAGGAGGTCAAGGCGTGAGCAAGCAGTACGAGTTCGTCAAGGCAGAGCAGCGCAGTCCTGAGTGGTTCGCACTTCGGGCTGACGGCATCACGGCGACCGACGTCTCGGTCATCGCGGGGCTGAATCCATACAAGACGCCCTACCAACTCTGGGCTGAGAAGTTGGGCAAATACACGCCAGAGCCAGTTGGACCTGCCGCCGTTCGCGGCATCCTGCTGGAGAACGCCGTGGCTGAGTTCTACGAAATGGAGACTGGCCGCGAGCTGCGCCGCAGCAACGGCATTGTTCGGCTCAAGGAACTCCCCTGGGTGATGGCGTCACTCGACCGCACCATCGTCGGCGAGGATGGCTTGGTGGAAATCAAGACCAGCACCTCACCGCGCTGGAGCCTGCACCCAGTGCCGCCAGAGGTGGTGGCTCAGGTGCAGTGGCAGATGTTCGTGACGGCCGCACCGTGGTGCGACGTAGCAGTCCTGCTGGGCGGTCTCGTCTTCCGCATCGAGCGGGTTGAGGCTGACGTGAACTATCAGACGCAGCTCTACGCGAAGGCAGTGGAGTTCCGCAACGCACTTGCAACCCAGACGCCGCCAACCTTGCAGGGCGAGGACAGCGACGCGCTGGCGCAGGTCGTGCCGCAGACCAGCGAGGACTACGCGCAGGCTGACACCTCGCTAGACCGGCTCGCGGCGCTCTACGCTGAGAAGCAGTACGAGTCGCGGCTGCTGGACCAAG